GAAGTCCGTAATATTGGGTATAGAACGGATCCATCGTGCCTTTCTTTTTTTGCTGCGGGACTTCACCGTATTCTGTGCTGTCTTCAGCACTTGGATCAACAAGCATATGCTCAACTTCGTAATCAAAGTCCAATGCTTTTTTCAGTTTTGGTAACTCGTCTCTGAGAAACATAAAAATATTTAAAAGAACAACTTTTATAACATCCATTTTCTTATTTGCTGGATATGTTGCCTCAATACTTCCAAAAATGTTTCCACCCTTAACAGTATCAGCCAAGATTACGCCGCGTGTTTTTAAATAATCAAAAAGGGCATCTTGATGGGGATATGCCTCTGTTTTTGCAAATTTCTTAACAAAGGTCATAATTTTCTTTTTGTCTGGATTGACAACAATATCAAAAAGTGGATGATCGTAAATAATATAATTGTTATCTAAAGTTCTACGAATATCTAGATGAATAAGTTGTGAAGCGATGGGTTCGACATCAACCTGAATTGAAGAAGGTTGTGGTTCAACCACTGAGATAGTAATTAAATCTTCTTTATCATCAATCTTTACTTTTATTTCATCAATCTTAATCATTAGAATTAATCTCGCTTACTAGTTGTTGCATCTTTAAGATTTGCTTTAACATCTCCTCGCTTATTATCTGTCCCTTAAAGCCCTCGACCATTAGCAAGACAGAATTAATTTTCTCTTCAACCTCACTATTAAAGAAATCTTTGTTGCTCGTTATTTGTTCTTTTATTCTTCCTATCTCGTCGTTAAGATACATTTTTAATGCCAAGCCATTATCTGTAAAAGAGGAAATATATTTTGACAATAAAACTCTTTGTTCTTCTAGAAGACCACTATAATGATTGTTGAATTTAGATGAGAAGATTCTCATAGTTGCGTTGCTAACTCTTTTCTTCTCTGTAATCTGATTAGGTTCTGAAGACATATATTGTACTATTGTATTCTCCATCAACACCTTGTTTTTTATTTTTGTGTTGGGTGAAAACATTTGATAAATACTAGCTAATGCTTTGTAGTTGGGCACAAAATTAGACATTACATCTTCGCTTAACGAATTATGAATTTTATTAATTAATTGAGTTTGTTCTTGAAATATTTTTTCGGTATCCAGAACTTCTCTTTCTTTTTTAACATAGTTAATAATTTTTTCGGCTGTATTTTGTCCGACGCCCCTCGTCTCAATTATATCATTATACAATTTTAATTCTTTTTTAAGGTTGCTGCCGTTGCTGAAGAATTCTTTAATAATCTCAACCACGGCTGCTTTTCTTTGATTGTTTTTATGCACTACACTCTTTGTAAGTTCCCTTACCAGCGCCTCATATAAAAAAGCAGTATTTCTTTTTTTGTTGTGATTCATTTTATAGTTCCTCTGATAGTATCTTGTCCATTTCCTCATTCAATGAAGACATCCTTTGTTCAAAATCCTCACTATAATTAGATTTGTTTTCCTTAACAAGCGTTCCTATTGACATAGCTTTAAAAACATTTCTTGGTTTTCTTGGTTTTCCTACGCCCCACGACTCTCTTCTACCAGCCTTTTCACGCCTGTCTTGAGCGACTGAGCGGTATCTTTTTCCTTTCGATCCTTTTGTGACATGGGACCCATCTTCAAACTCGGCATAAATGGCTGCTGGCTTATCACCATCTCTTTTACCGCCACCTTCAGGAGTTGCCAAAAGGACATCTTCAGCGCCACCCGCTTCTGGAGTTGCCGGTTCTGGTGTTTCTGCTGGCTCTGCTGCCGGGGTTGGCTCGGCTTCGGGAGACTCAGGCGTTTCAATACCAAGATCATCAGCGGCGGCGGCCTCTGGAGTGTCACCAAGTCCCACATCACCAACGCCACCAAATCCTGTGCCTGTTAAAGTTTCTGCTGCGAGGCCCTCTCCCTCTTGTTCAGCAACCTTGGCAAGAGCAGTTTCAAGCTGTTTATCGTAGAATTTTTCTCTAGTATTTCTAATAAATTCCTCTTCTGACAATCCTAAAATATTTTTAGCTGCCCAACGATTGCTGTAAATGTATCCGGTTGCTTTTGCAGCAGCGTCTAACTTTTGATTAAGCATTTCCATTTCTTGTAACATGGAAACACGAGATGGATTATGAAGCTTTAAATTAAAATTGATTAAATCATTACCTCTGTAACCAAGTGTATAAAGATGAATTGTAGCCATTTTATCCAGTTCTGCAACAACCGCCCTTTGAATCCTCTGAATTGTTCTAGCAAAACGAATATCTTTCTGTGCTAGAGAAGCCTGCTCCTCCGATGCACCGTCTCCACGAATTAAATATGTCATGGGGATTTTGATTGCAGCAAACAATTTATTTTGTAAATATTTAACATCATCAATTGCTGTGGCCCAGCTATCACCTTGAACTGTGTTAATTTTAACTGACGGTGTGCCGTTTCTTGCAGGAATATAATAATCTTCTTCGATTGAAAGCGGGTTGTACCTTAAGTCAACACGGCCATTATTATCATCAACAACCTGATGTCTCTTCATCATCGTAATAATTTTTTGCATATATTGTTCCACTTCTTCAGGTGGAATACCGCCTACATCAACTTCAAATTGTTTTCTTTGGGGTGAACGGACAATTTTGTATGCAATCATAGCATCTTCAAGAAGCGTTAGTTGTCGCCATATTCTCCTACCCGCGTCTAAAACAGATGTCCCATATGGAACGTATTTATCGTTTCCTAGAATTCTAAAATGGGCTAGCTGCCAATTTTCAAAAGTTAAGCCCCCAGTGTTCCATTGATATTGTAAATAATTTGGATTACTTGGGTCTGTACCCTCCATTCTTTCAATTTCATTAACTGGCAATCCTATTAATGATTTAATTCCAGACTGCTCGTCAATGTCTAAATATCCAAAGAAATCTCCATATTTACACATAGAACGCACCCAACCAAATAAATTTGAATCTACGTTCAACACTTTAAAAAAAAGTGTTGCTAAAATTTCTTTTATTTCTTCATTTTGACAATCAATAATTAATGATTTATGAAACTCTGAATGAGTCGTAATTTCGTCAGCGTATATATCTAGTGCTGATGCCAATTCAGGCATGAATTCCATTTGATCAAAATCTGTATATCTTTCTGTACGATTTAGATTGTTCATCATGGCTGATGAAATTGACTCATATGGGTTATATGCCTTTCTTTTGAAGCCTTGACCGCCAACTGATCTAAATTTAGGCGCGTATTTATCAACTGAATAACGCCTATTATTGCTTACTTGTTGTGCCCTATAGTTTACAATAGGACCTGAAAATAATTTTGTCAGTCTTTGAAATAAGGGGCTGTTTGGGTTTCTTGGATTGTTCTTACTATCTGCCATTTATTAATTCCTATTTCATAAAGAACGGCAACTTATTTAGTTTAACCGTTTCTTTTTTTCTGCCATCGCTGTAGATATAATTATCTTGCTGATTTCTTTCCATCCCAACAATTCTTGTATCTAAAGTTTTATTACTTGTCATTATAGCAGACAACATAGATCTTTTATATTGAATTTCTTGCTCATTTGCAGTTAGCGCAGTGTCTCTAACCCAACAGCCAATGGCGCAGGCCATTACTAAGTCATCATTATAGGATCTCATTGCCTCAGCTTTACCATTATTCCAAATAAAAGTTTTTAACTCATTAAATAGCCGCCGTGATCTAATTTTTAAAATCTTATTACGAATAAATTCTTCAAGTTTCGCAATGATCATTGGCCTTGTCTTGACGGTGGTTGAGAATCCAGCTATGACAGCAGCCTGTTCTGTATAGGAGGATTCAACATACTCATGGGTTGATTTTCTTGAGTGGTAAATGTTTGGGTGAGCATAATCTTTTAACTTAGTTAATACAGTCATACCAACTGAATTGTTTTCCACTACAGTTAAACACATGCCATAACTTTTGGAAGTGTCATAGATTAAACGAGCAAAGCTATCAAGCGGCAACTTACCTTGATACTCACAACACATTTCCATTGAATCTGACTCAAAAACATAAAAAGTAGAGTTGTCTTTTCCATCACCTCGGGCAACGTCAGCAACCATAAAATATTTCTTACCTTCTTCGGCGTTTTTCCAAATCCAAAGATTTCTATCAAAGCCAGTCTTATATTCTGGTTCTAGTAATTCTTCTTGTTCCACTCTGACCAAATCTTTGCCATGAATTAGAGTGTCGCCAGACATGTTAAAGTTGCACTCTAACTCCTGTGCAATCTCTCTCTTTGACATGTTCTTTGTTTCTTTCTCAAACCACTTGTGATCTCGGTCTGGGTGTACATGCCATGGTAAATTAATTGGGTTGAAGTCGTTCATTCCCTGTTCGGCTTCTGAATATAACTTGTGAAATAAATTGCCAACACCTTTTGGCGTAGAAATAATAATACAATCACCACCTGTTGACAATGTGGGGTATAAGCCTGCCCAAAGGTCATCAAGACCCTCAATAATTGCAGCCTCATCAATAACAAGCAAAGAAAGAGCTTCTGAACGACCTGCATCGCCAGATGTAGAGATTGCCTTTACTTGTGAACCATTAGAAAGCTCAAAAGAATTTTTGTTGTCAGTCACTAATTCGGATATCTTCATCCATTCTGGTATTGCCTTGAGGGCGAACTTTACCTTTTTAACTAAGTTTGCAGCGGTTGACAATTTTGTTGCCATCACAACAACGTTCTTATTTTTGTGAAAAAGGACGAACCATGCGATATAAACAGCAGAGACTGTTGAAAGACCCAACTGTCTTCCTTTAAGGATAATATTAAAACGGTTATCTTGGAAATCTTTTACAACATCTTTCTGAAACGGATACATCGCAAAAGGGATTGTACCTTTCATTGGGTGTGCGATTCTTCCGTAGTTATTAATAAAGTATGCTGGATCTTTACCGCAAGAGAGTATCTCTTTCTTTAGTTGTGTCTTGGTTAAACCACGAGCCATTACTTACCATATTTATGAGTTTGTAAAAAGTCCTTAACAACATCAAATGGTTTTCTTTCTGGCTCAACAACACCTGACCCCAAGCCACCAATTGTGTAACACTTTGTTGCTTGAATCCAACTTCTTTTACGATTCATGTATTGTAAAAGAATATCTGCATCTCCGTCTGGATTTAAAGATAGAGTTTTACCAGTGGCCTTCTTATATCTATCTTTTAAGAACTTTACAATGTTTCCAAAACGCATCTCAATTTCGTTTTCAAAAGCGCTTGGTCCTTTTTTATGAACCTCTGGCATTGGAGCCTCTGAATGATAGTTAACAATTAATTTGTTGCCATACATCTTAACACCAAAACCATCCATGTCCCCCTGTCTTGACTGGGTTGTAGGATTCTTAACATCTCTTCTTAGACCGATTTCAATTGGCTTGCCATCTTCATCAGTGGCTCCGTCATAGGCATAGCCCATTGCTTGGCTTATTCCTCTAAAAACTTCAAGTGCTTCTTTAGACATTATCTGGTCTCCATCCCTTTAGCCATCTTTCTTCCCTGTTCTCCACAAATTGTATATAACAGTTCTGACAGCATTCGTATTTTGTTTCGTACAGCATGTCTTGCTGTTTTAGAATATTTGAGCATACACTACAATTATTCTTACTATCCTTCTTAATTAGTTTTGCAGAGAATAAAAAGCCTTCACGTTCTTCTACTCTATCTTTAGCCATCTCTTTAATTTTATTTTCTTTTAATTGTTGAAGATATTCTTTTTCTTTTTCCGGTGTCCAATTAGAAGAAGGGTTCTGAACTGCCTCTTTACCGTACTTTTTAGAAATAGCTTTTTCAAGCCCTGCAATATAATTTAAATCTTTTTTCATTTACTTGCCTGAGCGGCGGCATAAAAGATACCGATGGATAAACCTACACCAGCAACAAAGCCACCAACAAACCACAACTTAGTATAATCTGGTTGTTTCTGTGAATTTTTAATAACTTCTTCTAATCTTTTTACTTCGGCATTCTTGAGTTTCATAAGCTCATCAAACTTTTTCT